GATGCCGGTGGGGAGGTCGCGCTTCATGCCGACCACCACGCAACCAAAGCAGCCGCCAGCAACACGCCGATCACCACCGCAAGAAATAGCCCTGCTGCGCGTTCTGTGCGCGACTGTGGGTAGTGGTGAATCGCTTGCCCGCCTGCGACCCATGTGGCGTCTTCCATCGTGCGGGGAGTGGTGACATATGAGCTTTTCATTTCACGGCCTTTCCGTAAGCTGTGTTTGCCCGAACATGCGAACGTTGTGTGTACGTGCGCAGTTCATCCAGACGCGCATCCGATTCCAGCGCAGCACGCACGCTGTCAGCGGCTTCCTGTGCGTCGGTGTCGGGGCCGTTCATCTTGCGAAGCGCCGCCAGGACGATGGCGATCAGGGCGATGTAAGCCACTACGGCGATGATTGCGGCGGTCATGCCGCCACCTCTGCATTGATTTCCTTGAGCATCTCTTTGACGTAGTAGCTCAACTCCGACCGTGCCGACAGTAGGGGCACGTAAGGCGCACCAGCTACCGGCTTGTCGTTCATGTGGTCGAGCGATTTCTGCATTGCCTCCAATGCATTGACAAGCACGTTCAGGGGTACTGCTTTCATGTCTGCTCCTTAGATTGCGGTTGCTATGAATGCCGGGACAGCGCCAGTGCTGCGCGGCGTGTACTGGTCGAGTTCTGCCCGCTGTTGTGCGCGGCAGGCTTTGTCGTCATCTGCCCACTCTTGCGCGGCCATTGCGTCGATGTGGTGCTGTTCAATCGCTTCGATGGCGGCGTCCAGCGCCTCACAGGTCGGGTCGGTGTGATGCAGCGTCGAGGACATGGCGCGGAGGAAGTCGAGGATCGCGGCATCTGCATGGCCTGGACGGCGCAGATGGGCGAGGCAGTCAGCGTGGCGCATGGGGCGGCTCCTTGGTGTGGGTGGTTAGGCTGCGTAGGACGGGCCGTACATATTCACGGTCAGCTTGGAGCCGTCGGCAAAGCGATAGACGGTGCTGCGGGTGAAGAACTGCACGTCCACTGCGTCATTGCGAAGGTCGGCGTTCTTGAGGGCTTGCTGTGCTTGGTTCATTTCGTTTGCTCCGGTGGGTTGTTTGCTGCGATGGGTTTAGTATCGTCTAGCGAAACAATGCAGTCAAGCCAAACGATACAAAATCGTTAGACAGAGTTCACATGAAGCCCGGCGCTAAATGCCGGAGTGGCGCATAAAGGCGCGTAAAGCCTTATTTCGCGTGCGGAATTGGTAGAACTTCCATGCCCTGCAGGACAAGGTTCAGGCGGGATCGAGCCGCAGGCTCCAGATCGTCATACGCTTGAGCTAGTGCGCGAGCTGCTGGACTCATTCCATTTGCGCGGCCAAGCACCAAGGCATCGGCGGATACCCCGAGAATCTCGCATATCTGTCGCACATGCGTCACTACCGGGAAATGCCGGTTAGCTTCCCAGTGCGCAATGGTCTGCTTGCTCACTGGCGGCGCTAATTTGCCCCCGAGCGACTCGCCGGACAATTTGGCGTCTTTCCTGGCCTGCGCCAGCCGTTCGCCAAAAGTCGAGCCTAACAACATGCCAAAAGCATAAAGGCTCGGCACCTTATGACGAAAGAATTGTATCGCCCTGCTTGACCACAGGGTTTCGGCAGACGATACTTCAGGCATGTCAATCACCGAATCAATCGAGAAAGCCGCCAAGATTCTCGGCAATCAGGAGTCGCTTGGCGCGTTGTGCGGCGTCACCAAAGCTGCCGTATCTCACTGGAAAAGCATCAACAGCATTCCGGTTGAGTATTGCTACCGCATTGAAGAGGCAACGGGCGGGGCAGTCACTCGCCGCGATTTGCGCCCGAAGGATTGGCACGACATCTGGCCCGATCTGAAAGAGGTGGCCTGAATGCAATTCTTTTTTGATGGGCTGACTGAAAGTCAAACGAGGGTCTACCGCTATTTGGTGGACTACTTTTGCGAAAACGACCAGATTCCCTCTCATCACGCGATCAGGGAGCATTTTGGTTGGGCATCGCCGAACACATCGGTTGAGTATTTGAAGCGATTTGAAAAGCGCGGGTACATCGAGCGCAACGCTTGCAACAAGTACAGATTTGCCCGCAAAGCGCCTGTCACACCACGCCCACTGCCCAAGCGCATAGCTACCCGGCATACAGCAGCAGCCTGAGCCATGCAGCGCATCAAACACATGAATCCAAGGGGCGGGGCTTTTGGTGTTGCTCATGCCTCCTATTTTTTTGCCCGTCATTGATAACTGGTGACACGACATGAAATCAGCAAATATCAGTGACCAGCAAATGACCCTCAGTTTTGAGGGTGGGCTAGTGGACCGCTACGGCTGTTTGCGCGAGGTTGTGGCTACCGGCATATACCAGCGCGGTTTAAAGCGCACTGCGATTGATCTGGACACTGCGCCGAGCAATCTGAGCGTGAAGCTGTCCGACGATCCAAGCCGTTCATTCAGCGTTGAACTGCTGGAGAAGTACATAGAGACATCGGGCGACATGACGCCCATCTACTACTTGGTAGAGAAGTTCCTGCGCCAGCCTGATGCCACGCAGAGCGCAGCCCTTGCCCAACTCGGGCCAATCCTTGCACAACTCGCGCCGCTGATGCGGCAGGCAGGACTCACGACATGAAACTTACCGGCGACCGCAACCAGTGCCCCGGCTGTGGGCAGTACTTCAACAGCAGCCACGCTTTTGACAAGCATCGGGCAGGCCAGCACAAGGACAACGGGCGTTATTGCCTTGACCGCGTGGAGATGGTTAAGGCGGGCATGGTGCTTGGCTCTGATGGTTTCTGGCGCGGCTCTGAAATGCCCAAGCATCTGCATGAGGTGACAGCATGAACAGCGTATGGCAGTGGAACACCGGCCAGCCGTCAATTTTCGGCGGGTTGCAGCAGGTAGCCAACATCAGCAAGAAATCTGTAGAGACGCAAGGCACCCGATTCCGTCACGACCCTGTAAAGCTGGTCAAGAAGCCGAACCGCGACGGCAGCGGCAGAACGATCCCGCTGGGCAAGCGCATCAACCTGCAGGATGTCTACGAGTACCGCATGAGTGGCAAGACTTGGGACGAGGTGGCCGCGCATTTCAAATGCTCGACTAAGCACATCCACGAAAAGATGACGGACACGTTCCCCGAGCTGCGCAAGGTGTACTTCGGCGGCAAGGAACGCCCCGGCAACAGGCCCAAGGACGTGGACATCACGGCCATCATCCGCGACATCCTGGGCGGCATGTCAATTCGCCAGGTTGCGCCGCTGTACGGCATCAGCCATGTGTCGCTGGGGCGAAAGCTCAAGCAGACGGACAAGGGCGCTCGGGCGGTCGAGGTTGCACGCAATCGAGCGATGGACATGAATGCTGCCAAGAAGGCAGAAGCACAGAAGCGCAGGGCCGCAGCATGAACGCCTTCGACACATCAGGCCCAGCCCTGACCGGCCCGAGCAAGGCCGAGCAGGCCTACACGCGCAAGGGGCTCACGCGCACCCGCAAGGTCGGCCACATGAGCAAGCCAGTGGCGCATGTGTTCAGTCCGCCGATCACCACGCCGGCGCAGGCGGATCGGACCAACTCAATCAGGGGGGAAGCTGTGACCCAACTGTGCATTGACTTCGCGGCACCGGCTGCGCGGGCCACAGATCCGGCGGCCAGCCACCAGGCTGCGGCACAAGCGCGCGAGCTGGCCCAGCAACACCATCGCACCATCCTGGCCGCGCTCGAGCAGCACGGTCCGATGGGCAAGGACGGCATTGCAGCGCGCACCAGCCTGACGGGCGTGGCTGTGTGCCGGCGGCTGACTGAGCTGCAGCGCATGGGGCGGATCGCGCCGACTGGGCGGGTGGTGGCGAGTGCGGCGGGCAGGAGCGAGAGGGAGTGGTCGGCGGCATGAACTACTACGAGCACCACATTGCGACTATGCCGAGGCGACGGCCCATCTGACCTTCGTAGAGGACGCGGCCTACAGCCGGATGATCCGCAAGTATTACGCCACCGAGCGGCCGCTACCGGCCGACACCAAGGCCGTGCAGCGCCTGGTGGGCGCCAGGACCAAGGAGGAGCGCGAGGCCGTCGAGTCCGTGCTGCATGAGTTCTTCACGCTGCAAGCCGATGGCTGGCATCAGGCTCGGTGCGATTCTGACCTGCAGCGGTACATCACCAAGCAAGACAAAGCGCGTGCAAGTGCAAACGCCAGATGGTCAAAGCCGCACGACGAACGCAATGCGAACGCATCACCACCGCATATGCGAACGGACAGCGAACGCAATGCGAACGCATCCGAAACGCATGACGAACGCAATGCTCTCCAGTCCCCAGACACCAGACACCAGACACCAGAAGAAACAGCTCGCGCTGTTTCTGCGCGTGAGACCGATGAACCGGAAGACCCTGGAAAACCTCCGACAACCCGAGCCGGGGATGCCTGCAAGCGGATGAAGGCCGCAGGGCTGTCCGAGGTCAATCCTGGCCACCCGAGGCTGCTCGCGCTGCTGGCGGCAGGGATCACGGACGCGGAGCTGGAGGCGGCAGCAGGGGATGCGGTCAAGCGCGGGAAAGGCTTCGCCTACGCCCTGGCTGCGGTCGAGGGCCAGCGTCGAGAGGCGGCAGCGATGGAGGCTTTGCCGGACGCGCCGGCCGCCCAGGTCACGCACTGGTCGGAAACCGCCGGGGGCGTCAAGGCGATGGGCGTGTCGCTTGGGCTGACCTACACCGGCCTGGAGCAGTTCAGCGTGTACCGGGCGAAAGTGATCGAGGCAAAACGCAAGGCCGATGAGGCAATGGGGGTGGCAGCATGAGTTTTCGAGGCAGGCCAAAAGACGATTCTGGCGATAGCGGCGAGCCCTTGCGCCTGATGTGCACGGCGCACGGTTGTCCGTTGCATTGGGCCGTCAAGATCGAAGCGCCATTGTGCAGCTACCACGCATGGGAGGAGCCGAAGCACTGGCCGGCGATCACCGAGCGGCTGTTGCGTGAAGGCCCTTGGAATCGCCCCAGGTCCGGGGATTCTCCGACCGTCGCGGACATGAAAACCCGGCTGCGTACCGGCCACAAGTTCAACACGGAGGTGAATCTATGAACGCGGCTCAAATGTTGGCGGACATCCAAAAGCGCGTCGAACTCAGCCAGTTGAAAAGCACCGAAGCGCATGTGCTGCAACTGATCGAGGACTCGGACGACGAGCAGGAGCGCGAGATGCTGGAAGCGAAATACCGCAGAACGCAGGCCCGTCGCCGTGAACTTTCGGGGGCAGCATGACCCGAGCAGAAGCCCGCGTAATCCTCGACTGCCTGCGGGCTGGCGATGACTTCCCGCCCGAGGTGGTTGATCTGGCCCTTGTGCTGACGGGCGACCTTTTGCCGACGAATTGGCGCACGAGGTTTGCATGACCTCCGAACAGCAGCAACGCATCGCAGCCCAAGTCCAAGCCTGGCGAGACGCAGGCCAGCACGAACACGCCGAGGCACTGAGGGCGCAGATGTGGGCGATTCTCGGCCCGTATCTCGCGCCCGCGCGGGAGGTAAATCATGCGCTATAAACCGGCTTCTCATACGCGCGCGCATTTTACGCGCCAGTTGCTTTTGGAGCTTTTTTCATACGACCCACGTAGCGGGGCTTTTTGCTGGAATGATTCCGGCGATGAGGTCCTGAAGGTCAACAACTGCGGGTATCGATGGGCTTGGGTGGATGGTCACGCGCTGCTGGTTCATCGCGCGGCTTGGCGCATGCAAACCGGAGATTGGCCGGCCAAGATGGTTGATCACATTGACCGATGCAAAACAAACAATGCATGGACAAATTTACGGCTCGCAGGTCATTCTCTGAACAGCCAAAACGTATTTGATCCAACCCGAACAAACAAGTCAGGGTTTCGCGGAGTTTCGATTGACGAGAGGGGTAGATCAAAGCCCTTTAAGGCGGCAATCGTGATCGATGGGGTAAGGCGACATCTTGGGTGTTTTGCGAGCCCCGTGGACGCCCATGCCGCCTACTTGAAAGCAAAGCGGGTTTTTCATCCAGAAGCATTTTCCGAGGCCAGCCAATGACCAACGCCATCCGCTTCGAGATCCCCGGCATTCCCGTCGCCAAGGGTCGCGCACGCGTCACCACGATCGGAGGCCACGCACGCGCCTACACCCCGGCCAAAACCGTCGCCTACGAGTCCACGGTCGCGCTGTTTGCCCGCCAGGCAATGGGCGCAGCCGAACCGATTGCCGGCCCGCTGGCGCTGTCCATCGTGGCAACCTGGCCCATTCCCCCGTCGTGGCCGAAAAAGCGCCGGGAAGCCGCCACGTTCAAGGCCAGCAAGCCCGACGCCGACAACGTGGCAAAAGCCATCGGAGACGCCTGCAACGGGATCGTGTGGGTGGACGACAGCCAGGTGGTGGATCTGCGGTGCGTGAAGCGGTACGGAGCTGTGCCTGGGGTGGTGGTGGAGGTTTCGGCATGACCCCCGCCCAACTCGCCGCCCTGCAATCCGCCGCCATGAAGCGCATCGCGGAGTTCATCAATCGCAGTTCTGCCCAACACCTGCGGGCAATGCGGGAGGGGAGGAAGCACGCATGATCAACGTCGCCATCCTGTTCGCCCGTGCGGACAGCTTCTACAAAACCCTGCCGGGCTGCGATGTGTACGACATCGAGCGCGATGCGCGGACATGGCCAGGAGGTTGCCCGGTGGTGGCGCATCCGCCGTGCAGGGCATGGGGCCGGCTGTCGCACATGGCAAACCCTCGGCCGGATGAGAAGGACCTAGCGCGCTGGGCCGTTCGCCAAGTGCGCGAGTTCGGCGGGGTGCTGGAGCATCCGAAAGCGTCGCGTCTGTGGGCAGACCAAGGGCTACCAGACCCGGGCTGCGTCGATGAGTTCGGCGGGTTCACGCTGCCAATTCACCAGAACTGGTTCGGCCACCGCGCCGAGAAGGCCACGTTTCTGTACATCGTCGGCATTGAGCGCCGCGATGTGCCGGCTTTCCCCCTGGTGCTTGGCGAGGCTTCGCATGTGATCGCCAGCTCGACACATCGGCAAAAGCGCACGCACCCGCAATTCCGGCCCGAGGTAACCCGGCCCGAACGCGAACACACCCCGCCCGATTTGGCCCGCTGGCTTGTCGAACTTGCGCGGCGCTGCCGCGTGGAGGTAGCCGCATGACCACACTTGCGCCAGACCAACGCTACGACTGGTCCCGCATCCTGCTCGACCTGAGCATGCACGGCATGACCCTGCAGGCCGTGTTCGAGGCGACCGGCATCCCGGTGTCCACGCTGCACGGGTTCAAGAACCTGGACGCCGAGCCAAAGCACGCGGACGGCGACCGGCTGTTGGCGCTGTGGCAGCGCAGGATGCATCCGCCTGTGCCGAGGATTACGGGGAGCATCAGGCAGGAGAGGGTGAGCAGGCGCTAATTTCCGGGAACCCGAACACCCGCCAGGCTGACACTGCGGGCCTATCCCCACGACAGGAGCCCCTCCCATGTCCAAACCCGCCCGCGTCGTCCACACTCCCGGCGAATCTCCCGAGCCACCCGCAGACGCCCAGCGCGATGCCGAGATTGCCCAGGCCGACGCCGCAGCGATGTCCGAGAAGCTCGCCAGCAACCAGCCCGCACCCTTGCGCGCTGCTGACGTGGACCCCTTGAGGATCAAGCGCGCAGTGCTGACCGTGGACGGCTGGGTGTGCCCGGCTGTCTCGCCCGGCTTCGCTGGGGGCTGACCATGTGCGTTACCGCGCTCATGGCAGCACAGATCGCGGGCGGCGTTGCGGCCACGAAATCGCTGCTGACCAAATCGCCCAAGACCGCGCCGCTTGCCGATCCCGCGACCGAGCGCGCAGCCGCTGAGGCCAGGGCAACGCAGGCGGCGAACTCCAAGCTTGCCGAGCGCAACCGCAGCCGCAGGGCATCGAGCCTGACGGCGGTGGACACGGCCGGCTCCAACGTCCCCGCGCTGGGCGGCAAGACCACGCTGGGGCAGTGATGGCCGCTGACGCCAAGAAGATCCTCGACCACCTGGCCGCACTGCAGGGCCGACGTGCCCCGTATGAGACGGACTGGCGCGACTGCTTCGACATGACGTTTCCAGTGCGCGGCACCGGGTTCCAAGGCGTCACGAACGACACGGCACGCGCACGCAACGCTGCACGCCTGGACAGCACCGGCACCGACGCAGGGCGCACTCTTGCATCTGGCCTGATGGGCGGCATCACGCCGGCCAACAGTCGCTGGTTTGGCCTGGACGTGGGCGACGAGACGGACGAGGAACGCAAGTGGCTCGATGAGGCTGCGGACACCGTGTGGCAGAACATCCACGCCGGCAACTTCGACGCGGCAGGCTACGAGTGCTGCCTGGACATGGTGGCCGCTGGTTGGTTCGTGCTGTTCACCGACATCAACCGGGAGGTCGGCGGCGGGTACGCTTTCGAGCAGTGGCCGATTGCCGAGTGCTTCATCAGCACCACGCGCCAGGACGGGCGAGCCGATACGGTGTACCGGAAATACACCATGACCGCGCAGCAGGCGGTCGAGCATTTCGGCAAGATCGGCGGCAAGGTGTCGGAGAAACTGCGCACCAAGGCGATGGACAAGCCCTTCGAGTCGGTGGAACTGGTGCGCGTGATCGAGCCGCGCCACCTGTACGCCGTGGGCTCCAAGCTGTCCAAGAACATGCCGTTCATGTCGTGCGATGTGGAGGTGGACGGCCGGCATGTGATTCTGGAACAGGGCTACGAGGAATTCCCCTGCGCCATTCCGCGCTGGACGATGATCCCCGGCAGCGTGTACGCAGTCGGCCCGGCTTTCGATGCGTTGCCCGACATGCTCGAGCTGACCGAGCTGGTGCGCATGGAGAAGGCGGCAGCGGATCTTGCCATCGCCGGCATGTGGATCGCCGAGGACGATGGCGTGCTGAACCCCAAGACCGTCAAGGTGGGGCCGCGCAAGATCATCGTGGCGAACTCCGTGGACAGCATGAAGGAGTTGAAGTCCGGCGCGGATTTCAATGTCGCGTTCACGATCAAGGCGCAGCTTCAAGCGCAAATCCGGCGCACGCTCATGGCCGACCAGTTGCAGCCGCAGGACGGCCCGCAGATGACGGCGACCGAGGTGCATGTGCGCGTGGGGCTGATCCGCCAGTTACTGGGCCCGGTGTACGGGCGCCTGCAATCCGAATACCTGCAGCCGTTCGTCGAGCGGTGTTTCGGCCTGGCGTTCCGTGCCGGTGCATTGGGCCAGCCACCGCAGTCGCTGGCCGGTCGGCAGTTCCATGTGCGCTACATCAGCCCGCTGGCCCGTGCGCAGCGCCTGGAGGATGTCGTGGCGATGGATCGACTCGAAACCGGCCTGATCACCAAGTCGCAGCAGGGTAAGCCCGAACTGATGGACATCTACGACTGGGAGGAGGCCGACCGGCTGCGCGCTCAGTACCTGGGTGTGCCGGGCAAGTTGATGCGCTCGGACGACGACATCAAGACGATCCGCGATGCGCGCGCCGAGGCAACACAGAAGGCCGAGCAGCAGCAGATGATGCAGCAGCAGGTCGAGGCGCAATCGAAGAATCCAGAGCAAGCGGGCGTCATGGGCGCTCTGATGGCAGCATAGGGAGCAAATCATGGGTGCGACATTGACGGAAGATGGGTGGGAGGTTCCGAACATCACGGGCGGGATCGTGCAGCTCAGTACGGACGGCACATCCCTGGTGTCAGGGGGTGGGATTGCGCTGGATATGGGCCGGGATGTTTGGCCGTCCGATGGCTACTGGACGCACATTCACGCCAACCGGGCAAATGTTGGCTCACTGAGCGCCCCCGATATTTCAGGCGGTCTGAACCCCGCAACGGCAGGCGCGAACTTGTCTGCCGCGCAACTGTCGGCAAATGCAAACTACTACAGCACGGTCCTGCCCGCTGGTGGCGCTACGGATTCGGTGCTGCGGTTTCCTCCGCTGTATCACCAATGGCTGCAAGGTGAAAACCTGTTTTTGTTCTGGTCCGGGATTGTCACCCCCGGAGGCGCAACAGAAGCAATCATTGGTAATACTGCAGACACCGCCATCGCGGGGTTTCGGGTGCGCTGCTATTCGACGGGGCGAATGGACGTTGTGGTGCACGATGGGGCAGGCGGCACGCAGTTCGCATCACAAACCACCAATGACGCAGCGGGCAAGCCTTTTGTGGCTGGTGAACTTCACTCCTTGGCGGTGTTCTTTAATGGAAGTACGGGCAAGGTTCAGCAGTACGTTGATGGCCTGCTGAACAAGGAAAACATCCTTGTCCGCAAAGACGAAACGGGCGGCTATACGTTCAACATTGGTTCGTGTCGCCCCGCCCCCGGATTGGCCGAGGGGTTAGCAACTCAGACCCGTGCATTGGTGATTCTGCGCGGCAGATACGGGGAGAGTTCCGAGCATCTTGCGCCGCTCCTTGCCCAGCGCCTGCACGAAGCGCCAGAAAAGCTCGTAACCAATCTGGAGTGGTGACATGACGATACAACTGCAAAACACGTACAGTTCTAGTCTGAGCAACATCCAACTGCTGCAGGCCAACGGCCAAGAGGTTACTGGCGCGGCGTTTCCGGATGGCATTGCAGGTCGCATCTTCATTGCAGACGGGTGCCTGAACACCGTCCTCAATGAGAATGATGCGCTTGTGCCGGGGAGTTCTGCCGGGCGGTCTGAGATTCTGACTGTCGGCCCCTTGGGGTATGGGAACTATTTCATCGAGTTTGAATTTCGGGTGGACAGTTTCCCGGCGATCCCGATGAGCATCATGCAAATCATGGACAAGGGCTCTGTCACGGACAAACCGATACACACGCTGTTCATTGACTCCGATGGCGTCTTGTGCGCTGGTCTGATCCGCAGCGATGTGTTGAAGGTGATTGGTTCCGTGAAAGTCAAGAAAAACGCATGGAACCAAGTAAACCTGTTTTTCCGTTCTTTTGATGACGCCACCGGCTGGCTTCACTCCATGCTGAACGGGCGCACGCTTGCCAAAAAGCACAACATTAACTTCTTTGAGCCCAGCGGACTTGGGCCGTATCTCAAGAATGGCATCTATGACTACTTCGGCCTGACGGGCTTTGGGAGCTTTACCGCAAAGTATCGGAACATGAAGATTTCCAGCATCACGACGGAGACTTACTACTCCGAAATGGGCGGCTACCCGATGCGATCGCTGTGAGTCCCATCCCCTGCCGGTGAGTATCGAAACCAATGGCCTTTGAAGTCACCCCCGACACCTACCTCGATGTCTTCGAGCGCCACCCGGCAGGCGCTGCAGTGCTGGAAGACCTCATCAAGCGATTCACCCAGCCAGCCGTGACAGACGGCGGCATCGACGCGGTGCTGAAGACATACCAGCGCATGGGCCAGCGCCGCGTGCTGGATCACATCATCAACAAGATCAACCAGGCGCACGGCGTGCCTGAACCACAAGGAGAGAGCGATGCGTAGATTCGTGCTGATGGACGGAACCCCGGGCGCTGCAGGCGGTGGCGATCCCACGCCACCGGTGCCGCCCACAGCCACGCCACCCGCAACCCCGCCGGCCGGCGACCCACCCGCACCGCCCTCCGCACTGGCTCCACCTCCAGCGCCACCCGCCGAGTTCATCCCGGAGAAATTCAGGGTGATGTCTGGCGAGGCCCTGGACGTGGAGGCCAGCGCCCGCAAAATGGCCGAGAGCTACAACCAACTGCAGGCCCGCATGGGTACGGGTGACGTGCCACCGAAAGCCGCCGAGGAATACACGATCACGGTGCCGGACGCCTTCAAGGAATCGTTTGTCGAGGACGACCGCACCAAGGCATTCCGCACCGATGCGCTGGCGGCAGGGCTGACGCAGAAGCAGTTCGACTTCGTGATGGGCAAGTATTTCGCGGTGGCCCCCGAGCTGGTGACGGGTGCGATCGACACCACCGTCGAGACGACACGCGGGGCGCTGGAGAAAGCCTGGGGGCCTGAGTACGGCAAGCAACTGGACGCCGCAGCGCTGGCGTTCGACAAGTTCGCCGATCCTGCCGACAAGGGCAAGTTCGACAGCTTGATGACCGACCCGGCGCTGGCGTACCGCATCCTGGCCAAGATCGGCCCCGAGCTGCGCGAGGCTGGCGGCATTCCTCCGACTGCTGGCGGCGGTGGACAGGAGGACGTGAAGGCCCTGCTGCTGTCCGAGGCCAACACCAACCCGCGCCATCCCGATCACGCACGCACGCGCGCCACCATCGACGCGCACTATGCCAAGAAATACGGGACCGCACCCGTGACCTGAATCTCTCCTGGTGGACGGGCGTTGGAGCCCTTTGGCCGGTGGCGTCACAACCACCGGCCCTTTTATTTCCGGGAACCCGAACGCCACTCGGGCAGACACTGCGCAGCAATCGGCCCGGGGCGGCACCCGGATAACCATCGAAGCCAGTGCACAGCGATACGCCAAGGCTGTGGACTTTTGAGGGCCAGCGGCTGCGCTGACAACCCACAAGACCGGCGTGTGTTCTCTGACTGAAAGGGTCGAAATGAACACCACCATCACCGCTGCGTTTGTGCAGCAGTTCCATGACGGCTTCGTCGCCGCCGCAGAGCAGAAAGAATCGCGCTTCGAGTCCCGGGTCACGAACCGTGGCTCCATCGTCGGGTCGAGCTTCACCGCCAACGACATGGGCACCATCGAGATGAACACCGTGACCAATCGCTACGGCGACACGGAGTGGACCATCCCCGATGTCGGCGTGCGTCAAGCCCTGATGTCCGACTATGACCTGGCCGTGCCGGTTGACCAGTTCGACCTGCCCAAGCTCCTGGCCAATCCGCAAGGCGACTACCTGCAGCGTTGTCTCGCCGCTTTGCAGCGCAAGAAGGACGCCGTGATCTACGCCGCAATGGTTGGCTCCGCGCTGCGCAAGACCGACGAGTCGGGTTCTTTTGCCGGCGTCACGGTTCCCGCAGGGCAGGCCATCCTGAACGGCGGCACCGGCATGACCAAGGCGAAGATCATCCAGACGAAAAAGATTTTCCGCACCAACGAGGCCGACGAGCACAACGGCGAGGAACTCTACTTTGCCTACGACGCCGGCATGCTGGAGGACATCCTGACCGACACGCAACTGACCAGCGCCGACTTCATGGCCGTCAAGATGCTGCAGGAAGGCAACATCACCGGCAAGTGGATGGGCTTCAACTGGGTTCCGTACCAGAACTTCAGCGGCACCACGCACAAGCTGGCAGTCGCCTGGTGCAAGTCCGGCGTGCATGTTGGCACTGCCATGCAGGGCATGGTGGACATCGGCCCGCGCCGTGACAAGCGCAACCTGATCCAGATTTACGTCCCGATGTCCATTGGCTCCGTGCGAGTCAACGAGCAAAAGGTCGTGACCGTCGAGTACACCGTTTAAGGGGAACGAAATGCCTGAAGTTCGCAGCACTCAGACCACGGCCATTGCGGCCGGCTACAAGGTCTTGCCCTCGGCAGAGCATGGCCGTCGTCGCCTGTTCTATGCGGAGTACGTCAACGGCGCCAGCACGCTGGCGACCAGCGACACGATCTACCTGGGCGACCTGCCCAAGGGCGCGCGGATTTGCCACGACTGGGTGTTGAATTTCAGCACCGGCACGGCATCGTGCACGCTGGACGTGGGCTATCGCAAGAAGTCTGACGGCACCGTGATCGACGTGGATGGCATCGCCGACGGCGTTGCAGTCACCACTGCCGGCCAGGTCGCGCTGAACAACGGCAGCGGCTTGGCGGCAGGCCTGTCCTACGTCACCACGGAGGTCGTCGAGGTCTACGCCACGGTTCTGGTTGCCGTCCTGGCCGCGAACCAGAAGCTCATCTTCGAAGGCTCCTACGTCCAAGACTGACGCGCTCGGCGTCTGATGCAGGCCGGGAGCGTTCGCGCCCCCGGCTTTTTTCATGAAAGCAGCACATGGCGACTTCCGTTTCAATCTGCTCGAACGCACTGCTCCGGCTTGGCGCACAGACCATCGCCAGCCTGTCGGAGTCCAACGACCGGGCCCGGATCGCTGCCAACCTGTACGAGAGCGTGCGCGACTCGACCCTGCGCTCGCACCCGTGGAACTGCGCCGTCAAGCGTGTCGTGCTGGCCCCTGACACCGAGGTGCCCGCGTTCGACTTCACTGCACAGTTCACCCTGCCCAGCGACTGGATGCGCACCCTGCAGGTAGGGCAAGACGGATTCCAGGGCGACTACCGCACCGAGAGCGGCAAGATCATGGCAAGCGGCACAAGCCTTGCCCTGCGCTACATCTGGCGCAACACGGTCGAATCGACGTGGGACGCGATGCTGGTCGAGGCGATGGAACTGGCGATGGCCGCAAGCATGGCCTACGGCATCACCAAGTCCTCCGCGATGGTGGAGACGCAGACCCGGCTTTACCGCGACCACATGAAGCGCTGCCGTGCCACCGATGGGCAGGACGATCCGCCTGACACGCTGGGCGACTTCCCGCTGATGCAGTCGCGCTTTGGCGGGGCTTTCCGCTACGGGCCGGGCCGGTGACATGCCGCGCGTAACGGTTTTAGCCACCAACTTCACAGCGGGCGAGATCAGCCCGCAGTTGTATGGGCGCTCGGACGTGGCAAGGTATCAGAACGGCGTGCGCGCCATGCGCAACACCATCCCGCAAATCTACGGCGGGGCCAAGCGCAGGCCCGGGACGATCTTCGTGCGCGAGGTCAAGGACAGTGCCGACCTGACGCGGCTGATCCCCTTCGTGCTGAACGCCACGACCGCGTACATCATCGAGGCCGGCGACCTCTACCTGCGGTTCTACAAAGACAACGCGGTCCTCGGCGCACCCTACGAGGTGGTGTCGCCCTATTCCTCTGCCACCATCTTCGAAGTGGACTACACCCACGGCGAAGACACCATGTTCCTGTTCGCCGCAGCTGTGGAGCCCTACCGGCTGGTGCGCATCGCAGACACGAATTGGACGCTCGGGGCGGCGGTGTTCGTCAACACGCCATTCGAGGAGCCCGGCAGCTACCCGGCGTCCACCATGACCGCATCGGTCGCCTCTCCTGCCGGCGCTGCCGTGACCATGACCGCAGGCGCTGCCGTGCTGTCTGCTGGCCTGGTGGGTTCGAGCATCAAGATTAACGGCGGGATCGTGAAGCTCACGGGCTACACCTCGACCACGATCATGACCGGCATCATCAAGCAGGAATTGAGCAGCACGACCGCTGCGCCTGCTGATGCCTGGAGCCTGCACGCGCCGGCATGGTCGGCTGGCCGGGGCTACCCGCGCACCGGCACCCTGTACGAGCAGCGGCTGGTCGCCGGTGGCTCGCCAACCTTCCCGCAGACGGTGTGGGGCAGCGTGACCGGGGCTTACCTCGACTTTCAGCAGGGCGTGGACGACGATGACGCATTCGCCTTCAAAATCGCCAGCGACTCGACCAACCCGATCCAGTACCTGGCCGGCAGCACGCAACTGATCGCGCTGACCAGCGGCGGGGAGTTCACGATCCAGGGTGGCCTGGAAAAGCCGCTGGCACCGACCAATGCTCAGATCAAGCCACGCAGGAACCACGGCTGCGCGCTGGTTCGCCCGGTGCGCGTGCTGGATTCCGAGATGTTCGTGCAGCGTGCCGGCAGGAAGCTGCGGGCGCTTGGCGATGTCGATGGCCTGGACAAGTGGGGAGCGCCCGACCTGTCGGTGCTGTCCGAACACCTGACCGAGACCGGCATCGTGGATATGTGCTGGCAGCAGGAGCCGGACTCGATCATCTGGCTGGTGCGCGAGGACGGCAAGCTGGCATCCGTCACCTACGACCGCGACCAAGACGTGACCGCCTGGGCCCTGCATGACCTGGGCGGCATCGTGGAGTCCATCGCCTGCATCCCGACTGCGACCGCCGATCAGACATGGATCGTCATCAAGCGCACCGTCAACGGGTCGGACAAACGCTACATCGAGCGCCTGTCCCTGGACGTGCGCAGCGACAGCGCCCTGGTGCTGACTGGCGCATCGGCCACGGTCTGGAGCGGTCTGGGCCATCTGGAGGGCAAGGCCGTCGATGTGGTGGCCAATGGCTACTACGCCGGCCGGTACACGGTCGCCAGTGGCTCGATCACTCTGGACCGGGCTGCGACATCGGTGGAAATCGGCCTGCCCTACACCAGCAGCATCGAACTGCTCCCGCCCGAAATCCAGACCGGCATGGGCTCGGCATCCGGCCACGCCATGAGTGTCAGCGAGGTGTCGGTGCGGTTCCATGAGACGACCGGCTGCAAGGTGCAGGCGCTGGCCGCAACCGCTGACGAGTTGACCTTCAGGCAGACCGGCGACGATGTGCTGGATCAGCCGCCCGCGCTGTTCTCCGGCATCAAGCGCATCGAGTGCCTTGGCTGGGAGCGCGGAGACGCGCCGCTGACACTTTCGCAGGATTTGCCCATGCCCTGGCATGTGCTGTCCGTCACCCGCATCCTCACGGTGAACGCAGGATGATCCGCGCTGCACGCCTTGACGACATCCCGCGCTTGGTGGACCTGGGCGCTGTGATGCACTCCGAGAGCCCGCGTTTCCGGGACTTTGCCTATCAGCCTGCCCGCGTGGGCGAGATGATCGAATGGCTCATGGGTTCGCCCCAGGGGCTGGTGCTGGTGGCAGAGCAGCCGCTGGAGGGCGTGATCGGCGGTCTGATGGCGATGACCATGCCGCACTATGCCTGTGATCTGGTGCAGGCCAGTGATCTGGCGTTTTTCATCCACCCCGAGTTTCGCGGCGGCTCGCCTGCTTTGCGGCTGGTGCGCGGGTATCTGGACTGGGCGCAGGAGATGGGTGCGGAGCCATCCATCGGCATCAATACCGGCGTGCAGCCCGAGCGCACGGGGCAACTGTTGGCGGCTCTCGGCGCAGATCAGAGCGGAACCATTTGGACTTGGGGGGCAAATTCATGTGCATCAGCGCGTCGATGATGATGGCACTATCGACCGGCGTGTCGGTGGTGGGCCAGTTGCAGCAGGGGCAGGCGGCGAAGGCTGCAGCCAACGCCGAAGCACGCAACGCCGAGAACCTAGCCGCGCAGACGCGTGACGCCGCCATGCAGGAAGCCAAGCGCATCCGGCTGGCGGGGGACCGCACGCGAGGCGCTGCACGGGCACAACTTGCGGCCAGCGGGATCGACGTGAACAGCGGAACGGCTGTGACCATCGAGGACGACATCGGCACGAGCTCGGAACTTGACGCCTACAACACCCTTCTGACCGGCGACCGCAAGGCGACCAGCCTGCAGGACTCTGCCGCCATCTCCCGCGCCCGAGGCAAGAACGCCGTCACGTCGAGCATGCTGGGGAGCGTATCGACCGGGCTGCAAGGCTGGAAGGCGGTACGGGCTCCGCAGGTGAGTGCGCCGGGTTACGCTGAACCGTTTCGGGGGCCACGGTAATGGCGCGCATCCCCCTGGGCGACTTCGGTGGTGTGGTGGCTCGCCCGGTCGAGCGGCCGTCAGGCGGTCCGGATGCCTATGGCGCGGGTGTAGGACAAGCCCTACAGAATGCAGGCTCCATCGGCATGCGCGCTGCTGGCCAGGAGATGGATCAGGCGGCAGCAGAGGCTGACCGCGCCAAGCGCCAGGACGAGGCAGACGCCAAGCAAGCGGCGCGAGAGGTGGCCGCAGAGATTAAGGCAGCGCAGCGCCAGGCCGAGGCAGAGGCCAAAGCAGCGGCGCGTGAAGCCGCACGGGTCAAGGCCCTGACGGCATCGGCCACGATCACCAACGGCCTGAACGACCTGCACGACGAGATCCAGAACGGGCTGGCCGACGGCACGGTGGACAAGGGCAAGGCGCTGGAGATTTTCCAGACCCGGGCGCAGAAGCTGCAGGCCGCAGGCATCGAGGGCGTGGACCCGGAGAATCGCCCGCTGGTGGAGGCGAGCCTTCTGGACAACGTGGGCCGCACGCGCCGGTCGGTCGCCGGTCTGGTGGCAGCACGCGAGAAAGCCGACATCATGTCGGGCGGCATGGCCTACTTCGAGGAGATGCAGCGGTTCGCGGTGCGCGGCCCGAAGGAGGCCGACCAGGCCATCGCCAACGTGCGTGCATTCTGGGCGGCCACCGGCCCGATGGCGGGCGACAAGGATGCGCAGGCCCGGGTGCAGCAGTTCGCCGAGCGCGTGCGGTTCACCCAGGCCACAGCACTGGTGAACGCCGACCCGGGCGCGGCACTCAAGGCCCTGAAAGACCCCAAGTACCTGCCCGAACTGGACCCGGGCGCACGCACGAACCTGATCCAGACCGCCGACGTGCGGGTGACGCAGGCCGTAAACCGGGCCGAGGTCGCCAGCGCGGCGGCAGCGCGCAGGCTGGAAACCCAGTGGAATGCCCTGTCCACCGTGTTCGACGCCGGCAAGATGCTCGACCCGGCAGCGGCAGAGGCTGCGCGCCGGCAGTTCCGGGGCACGCCCTACGCTGCGGCACTCGACGCCATGATGACGCAAGCCCCTGCCACGTCGGCATTCGCATCGCAGCCGCTGGCCGCACAGTCGCAATCCCTGATGGCGTTTCAGGCCACCATGAACACCAAGGGCGCGACGCCCGAGATGATCGCCGAGTACAAGAAGCGCGAGACGGTCTACAAAGCGGCGGTGGCCGACTACGCGAAAGACCCCTATCAGGCAGCGGCAGAGCGCGGGGTAATCGTCGGCGTTTCCCCGCTATCGCTGGACATCCAAGCCCTGCCGGCTCAGCTTGCGGCCCGGGCCGAGGACGCGCGCAAGGTCAGCGTGGCGGCTGGCCGGGAGGTGTCGCTATTCCGTCCCGAGGAAGCCGAGAAGATCGGCGGGGTTCTGCTTGCCATGCCACCCAAAGACCGGGCCGGCGCACTGGTCGGGCTGTCCAAGGTCATGACCGTGGGCCAGCGCGCAGCCTTTGCCAAGCAGATCGAGCCAAAGGATCAGGCGCTTGCCCTGGCCTTGGCCTACACCGACCGGCAGACGACATCGGGCCGGTACACCTCGGAATTGATCCTGCGCGGGCAGCAGGCGCGGCTGGACAAGACCAGCACCAAAGGACTGAAGCAGCCCGACGCAGCGGTGGGCCAGTGGTCTGCCGAGTTCGCCGACAGCCTGGCCGATGTGTACCCCAACCAGCAGACCGCCGACCAGGTGCGAGAGGCGGCGATGCTCATCAGCCACGGGATCGCGGCAGAGCAGGGCGGCGAACTGTCCACCAAGGATCGGCAGCGGGCTTTGCGTTTGGCGGTCGGCGGCGAGGTGGTCGAACACAACGGGCGCAAGATTCCCCTTCCTGCCGGCGTGGACGAGGACGGCCTGGCCAAGCGCCTGCGCACCGTGACCCCTGCCGACATCAAGACCGACACCGTGCGCGCGGGCGGCGTGCCGATGCCCGCTACCGAGTTTCTGAAAACCCTGCCCGGTCTGCCGCTGATGCCGTACCGCGCCGGCCAGTTCACGCCGCTGGTGGGTGGCCGTCCGGTGGTGGATGGTGCTGGCCGTCCGATCCTGATCGAGGTGCGGTAGTGGACTTCGACAATTCCACCCAAGTCGATGCCCTGGCGAAACTCCCGCCAGAGCCCGCCAAGCCTGCCGAGCGCAGCGCCTGGGGCTGGGTGCCGCGCATCACCAAGGCGGCAGTGGCAGGCGTTGCTGGTTCCGTTGCCGATGTGGTCAAGGGCGCGGCGGCGGCTGATGCCCTGACGCTGGCCGCTGATCCCAGGGCGCGTGGCGCATTCACTGCCGAGCAACTGCAGGCCGGGCAAGTCGAGGGCCAGCGCCAGATCGACACGGGCGAGGCGATGACATCCACGCTGGGCGACTCGTTCAGGCAAGTGCAGCGCGATGCCCGGCCTGATCCACTCACGGCGGGGCAAGCGGAGACCATCGTCTTCGGCGTGGCCGAGCCCATGCTTAAGCTGATCGGCAGCGGGCTGACGCTGGGGCCGTTCGGGCTGGGTGCGGCAGCGTTAGAGATTGGCCTGCAGCAGTCCGACGATCTGAGGCAGCAGGGCGTGGACTTCCAAACGCGGACCAAGGTGGGCGCGCTGACGGCGGGCGTCACCGGGCTGAGTGTGGCACTTCCTCTTGCCGGCCAGACGCTCAAAGGCACGGCGGGTTACTACGTGCTGGGCGGCCCGGGCGGCTTTGTCGCGCAGCAGACTGCCACCAGCGAAATCCTGAAGCGCGCCGGTTACGCCAAAATCGCCGAGCAGTTCGACCCGCTGGACCCTGTAGGGCTGGCGATGTCGGCGCTGATCCCGCTGCCGTTTGCTGCCTACGGGGCGCGCAATGTGGTGCGGGCGAGGAATGCGGCGAAGGCGGGCGATGTTCCGCCCGTTGCCCCTGTTGCGCCCGAGCCCCCGACCGTCCCGCGCGAGGCAGTGGACGCGGCGATGGTGCACAACTTGACGTTGCAGCGGCAGGCGCAGACAGCAGTGCAGGAGCGCGTGCGGACCCTCGGGCCAGCGGAGGTGCTGCGTGCCGAGGTAGAAACCCGCGTTGCCGATCTGCAGGGCCAGCGTGCCGAGTTGCTGCCAGATGCCGGGGCGCTTGCCGGACGCGGCGAGATTCGTGCAGCCCGCGAGGAACTGAAGGCGCTGGAGCAGACCCGCCCCGCAGACACGCCCGAGGCCATCCGGGAGCGCGCCAAGGAAATCCAGGCGCAGGAACGGGTGAGCTACAAGGCGGCGCTGTCAACGGCCACCAAGGAGATTGCCGGCCGGGTGGCGGATCATGCGGCGGCTGTCGCTCGCGTCACCGACTTCATTGAAACCAACGCCCGCGCCCAGCAGGCTGTGGGCAGGATTGCGGAACTGGACAAGTCGATTGCGCTGCTGCAAAAGGAGGTCGAATTCCTGCAGACCGGCACGCGCACTGCTGACCCGGTGAAGCAGCCCGGCATGCTTGCACCGGCAGCAGACACCGCGCCCACCCCCAAACCCGAACCCGCCACCCCCTACGGCGCCCTGACCGAAGCCGTCACCAAAGCACAAGACGAGTTCGCAGCCTTCCAGAAAGCAGGCGGCACGCTGGACGAGTTTCTGGCACAGCGCGAACTCCCGCCCGCCGTCAACAACCTGCTGATCGGCCTGACCGAGACCATGAAAGACCCGCGCCGGGCGAAGGCGCTGCTCGATCTGGTGGCGAAGAACGCAGGCGACACGACCAAGAGCGCGGCGGATGTGACGGCTGATGCTGTGGAGGGCGTGCGCACCCTGACCGACGCCGACCTGACCAACACCCCACCCGACACCATCGCAGCCAAACCCGACCCGCTGATGCAGTCCGTGACCGAGCGAGTTGCAGCGGTGGAACTGACGAACCCTGACATGGTGGTCGGGACTACGGAATCCGGGAACCCGATAACGGTTCGTGATGAACTCGCACGCATCCGCAAGGAAGCATTCGAGGGCACGGACGTGGAACTAGGTGCCAAGGACGCTGATCTGGTCAGCGTGGCGGCGAATTGTGCATTGACGAACGGAGGTTAACTCATGGCAAAAGCCATTCCTGATGCGATTCTCGACAAGACTCTGGACGAAATCGCCACAGCCACACGAATGGTGTTGTGCAACGCGCAGCCAACGACCTACACGGAGGCAAACGCGACCTTTGCGCTGGCCGATGTGACGATGGGCGGCGGCGACTTCACCAAGGCCAACGGCGACACCAGCGGACGCAAGGTCACGGTCGCCGCAAAATCCGGCGTGCTGATCGACACCAGCGGCACGGGCAACCACATCGCCCTGGTGCGGGTGTCGGACACCACGCTGATCTACGTGACGACCTGCAGCTCGCAGGCGGTGACGGCGAACGGGTCGAACACGGTGAACTTCCCGGCCTGGGACATCGAACTGGCAGACCCGGCCTGACCATGCCCATCGTCTCCAGCACTTTTACCCAAGACGCGCACACCCAAAAGGATGGCGGGCGTTATGTGGTCGAGCGCCACACGGATGACGCTGGACAGGTGTATCAGGTCGGCCCGTGGCTGGCCCCTGTGGGCTTCGATGTGCAGGCCCGTGTGAACAGTCGCGCATCGGAGATCAACGCGCAGTTGGCCGAGGCAGAGGCAGCGCAACTGCTGGGGCAGGACTGATGGCTCTCAATCTTCGTCACCAGACTCCGGCGCAGTTCGCAGCGCGGTTCTGGGAGCGTGCGCGGGATGCTGACCGGGTGGAGTTTTCGCGCCTGATGTACTGGCTAACGCGCAGGCTTGTTGCTGGTGATCTGACAGACACGCAAGCACGCAACAGCTTCAACACGGCATTCGGGCGCAGCCTCACGGCGCAGCAGTGGACGACCCTGCGGGCGAACCGCATCACCCCGGCGCATGACCGTTGGGCGGCGATTCTGGCGGAAGGGGCGTTGTAATGGCGACTTACTTCCTCTGGAGTGGTGCAGGCGGGTCTGGAACTGGGGCCGATTGGACGAACGCATACACGACCTATGCGGCAGCAATTGCAAGCAAGGCTGCGGGCGACATCATCAAGGTCCACAAGACGCACACCGAGGAACTAGCGGCAGACACGACATTCACGCATTCTCAGAGCATCAGCGTAATCTGCGTGGACAAGGACGCAAGTGATGCGCTGGCAACGATGGGCACGGCGGCGTGGATCGGGAACAGCACCTCGAACCGCGGCATCACGATGGCTGGAGCGTTTCGCGTTTTTCTGTATGGGATCACCTTGCGGACTGCTGGTGGAACGGCAGACAACATGGTGTTGGGCGGGACTGACGGCTGTCATTTTGAATATGAGTCATGCTATTTCTGGCATGGCAACACGGGCGCAAATAGCGGCATATTCACTGCTACTGCAGACGTTCAATCATTTGTGAAAGCGAAGAACTGCACTTTTAGATTGAATTTGACCACGGCAAGAATTGGTCTTGTCTCCAAGTTGGTCATTGAAGGCGGCGAGTTGGCGGCAACAGGCACCATTCCTACGGGCGGGCTGTTTATCGCGGCCACTACAGACCCTGCGGGCGCATCAGTCGAGGCTGTCGGCTTCGATATGTCCTACCTCGGGTCGAACCCCATCGTAGGCAACGCAACAACGAACGTATTCACGGCCCGATTCGCCCAGTGCAAACTCGGCACCGGCTTCGTCCCCCTTGCCACACAGACAAACCTGAACCGCTCCAGCGCGGAGGTGTACCTATTCGACTGCGCTGTTGGCGACACGCACGGCTTCTTCGGGTACTACAACCCAATGGGCAGCGTCATCAGCGATGGCATCGGCGGCAGTGGCATCTACTTCACATCCGGCGCGGCAGGGCAAAGCTGGAAGATCACGACGACCCCGCATTGCTCGTACTACACGCCGTTTGAAACCCCCTGGTTCGGCTACTACAACACCGTCACGACAGCCATCACGCCATACGTCGAAATCCTGCGCGACGGGTCTACGACTGCGTACCAAGACAATCAAGTCTGGTTTGATGTTGCGGCCAAGACAACGAGCGGGTTTGTCACGGCGTCTCTGTTCACCGACCGCATGACGCTGCTCGGCTCCCCGACAAACCTGCCTGCAGGCGCTGGGCTTGGATCGTGGACGGGCGAGAGCGGCACAGCCTGGAGCGGCAAGGTTGAGCTAGGGTCCAGCATCACTCCCGCAGAAGTCGGGCATATCCAGGCGCGGATTGTGGTGGGTGCGCCGTCCATCACCGTCTACGCAGACCCACAAATCCGCACGTAAATCATGGCAACGACCAGCCGCGTCACGCCTTGGGGTTGGGAGCAGGGCGATGACTCTGCTGATTCCTCGCGGGTCACGCCTGG